TTTTCTTCGGTGCTATAATATCTCTCACTCTTGTTCTTGACATCATTGCCTCCCTAGCTGATATTCAAACGGATATTTCCTTGAGTGTTTCGACTCAAGTTCATTTAATATGTTTGTCATGGATAACGGGTTGTTATCGCTATGTAGTGGTTGGGAGGGAGGTACTTCATACTGGGTTAGATAGGAAAGGGCGTCTATCAAGTCCTTATACCTCCCTGCCGGGAATCCAAGAAGCTCGGATATCAGTTCTTTCATCTCTTTCTTGATATATACCCGGCCAGCGGCAAACGGGGCGGCTAATGTTTCAATCCTCATCAATTTTGTCTGCCTGTTTCTCGGTAATAGCCGGGTTATGCCAAAATACTGGCCTCTCCTCTGTTTTTCTTTCTCAATTAAGTACGTTAACGCTTTCTGAAACCCAGATTCCTCGATTCCGACAAATTCCGGGTTCCACATAGATATTAACCTGAAAAATTCCGCAACTAAATTCTTCCTCCCGCTGTTATCGGTGTCAACTAACGGGAATATTCCCCGGACATAGTCCAACACGTACCAATCTTTGTTTTCCATCACGCCAACAACGATAATTGCCCGGTTATCGGCCTGTTTGCTCTCCGATATTGCCGGGTCAACCAGTAAATACGTTCTCATCGGCTGATCTTTCGGGATTTCCGTGTAATATTTCAGCCATTCCTCTTTAAATGTTGCAATTTCCGATGGTAGTGGATTGTTAAGGTATTGACAATTCTTTGATGCATAACCATAAGCGATATAGTTTCCTGTTTCTGTCTGTATGTTGTAAACAGTTCTATCCTCACTCTCTTCTGGGCTAATATATACAACCCTATCTTCGGAGCACATATGGGCACTGTGTTTATCTAGGTTTTCTGCTATTTGTGCCCTTTTTGCCAGTCTTGATTCATTAATTATGTCAAATTTTGTTTGCCTTCCACCTCTTAATACATAAGTGGGTAGACTCTTGGTGTAATACTCCATCCTTTTTGTGTGGCTCTCTCTCCCAAACATTATAATCTATGCCCAATGTGTTTAGGGTTTTTTCGATGCGTTGGCACACCTCTGGATTATCTTTTTTACTTTGTGTTATTTGTATGCTCCCATGCTTACACGCACCCTCTCCATCAATTATTCCACCCAACCATGCCCAATCCAGTTGATGTGGTGGTCTTATTCTGTCAACCTCCAACACTTTTTTAAGAGATCGCCCGACTTTTGCTTCTGCATAAAGGGATTTATGGCTACTGTCCACAGAGGTTCTTATTTGCCATTTATGATCTGGCGTACACCTAAACTCTGCTCCTGACTTCATGAATACCCTTACGGTTTTTGCTCTTTCTGTATGTATTGCCAATACTTTCGAGCGAACCATCTGACGGTGCTTGGATACTGTGCTATCCGTGGTGAATCCCTTAACATAATCTCCCACTTTTATGTGTCCAATCCTCCGTATTGACCAATCGTCCATAAGTATTGGTGCTTCCCATGGTAAGCAGCTAAATACTTTGGGGCCCTGGGCGTCTTTTATGCGGGCAAGTTCCTCGTTGGGGAATTTCTGGGGGAATGTTGACTCTCCGTTATCATTATAGCAGGACAGGATAAATTTCTGGCTGGCATCAGTCACCTCCAGGCGGTTATGCATGTAATCAAAGTAACTCCACCTCGTGCCGGTCGACCAATCCAGTTTTTTCTTCGGGTCATCTTCGGGGACATAAAGGGAATGTGACATTTTCTCCCACTCAATCGGTTTCTGCATCATCTCCGGGGAGGTAAGGTGGTCTTCATTCACTAAATCATCTTTTATAATAACGTTAAAATGCCCGCTGGTAACGTTTGTTTCCGTCCCCACTGCGTAAATAGTCGGTTCACTCCACGTCTCCCCTCTCACAATCTGCATCTTGTTGTTCGACCACGGGATTTCCTTGTAGTTTTTCGGCAATAACTCTGAAAATAACCCCCGGAATAAATCATTGCTCTCAAAATGAGCTTTAATCTCTTTTAAAAACAACTCAGCGTTAGTTGCCGTTGCATTACAGATCAGTATCCTTATGTTCGGCCGGTTAATAATCAGCCAGATCGACCCGCTCTTCGTGGATATCGTGGTCTTAAAATACCCTCTCGGTAATATATTCGTGTTCTGACTTACATTGTCCTGGATATGCTCGGCAAATTTAAGGTGTGGGCTCGGCTCTAAATCACTATACCCTAATACGCATTTTGTAAGGAAATACAGGTTTAGCTTACATAACAGCTTTACCGCTATGTTTACCATGAACTTCGCATGGATCGCTCTCGCCAGCTTCCGCTCGTATCCCTTCCTTTCCTCACTATCCATAAATATAAAATCACCACCATGCTCCCCCATTAACTCACGGAAACACTGGCGGTGACTCTCGTCATACCCGCTCGGTGGGCCATCGTTTGCCCCGATTAACCCCATATCAGCTCGCATTACCCATATAAATTCATCCCACCTCTGCCTCGATATGAGATTCCTCGACAGTAAACTCCCCCCATCTCCCGATGTCGCTTTCTCTGCCGCCTTAAGTATCTTCGATATAGTTGGCATTCATTAACACAATATAATACTCCTTATTATAGATTCGCTGTCAATATCTTCAAGTATGCTCTCATACTCGGCTGTTAACCCATTTAAGAAGTTCTCACGTAACTGATCAAGCTTCTTTGATAATAACTCGGCTACTGGATTCATATATCCCCAATTCCCTCATTATACCATATCCCATCCTCATACCTCGGCTCTATCCCACTATCACCACTCCCAACTGGCTCACAATAACACGTGCACCCCATTAACAATATAACTAATATAACGTACAATAACGTAAACCGCATAAATTATCCCAGCGAGGAGCACCCGTAAATAACCGTGCATCCCACTCATCCCACTAAGTTGATTAAACACCTAATACCATAAAACATCAGTCCCGCTATCCCACTAAATATTACCACCACCATCACTACGCTCGCTCCTACTATCAACATATTAATCGCTAAATCACTCATCATTCCCTTCTATTCCTCAATTTTGTGCAGTGTGTTAGTATGAGGGGTTCATTATACCCACCTGGGGGCATGGGGGGATTGCACGGGGTATCTAACTTATAATTTTCCCTTTATCTATGCTGTATCCCTACCATTACTCCCCTGATCAATCAATTCGAGGTCAGTTAGTGCCCTGTTACCATTGCCACTCCCTAACTTCTCTTTATACTCCTCCCACATCTGCTGCTGCTGCTCTATGTTATTGATCTCTATGATAACTTTGCATGCATTAATGATGCTGTTTGCAACACTGGGCTCAATCTTGCCTCCCTTTACCATCATTACCAGCCTGGATAAGAAAGTTTTGATGTATACATTGCCTTGATCGAGTGAATTCTTCGCATTACTTGGTTTCCCTTTTAGAGCACCATGCTGGAAACACAGTCCTGTTTTACTGTTACCTATAGCATTACATGGTTGTCCATCCACTCTTTTAGCGATACATCTTTTAGCTTTATTCTTCGTAATAGCTGGTAATTCTGTTCTGCTATCGATGTTAATATTTAATTCGTTAGTTATATCCATACTACTACCGTGTTATTGTTATATTTTGGCTTTATTTATTATTGCTGATCTATCTAATCTAACTAATAAATTAATTTAATTTAATTAAATAACTAATTTACTTAATCTTTTTCTCTATCATCGGGTTACGGGGATTGAGTGACATTTTTTGGTATTAGTTTCTCTAATATTATTAGGGTGTTGGCGTATATTGTCGTTTTAGTGACAATTATTTCCTGTTTTTAGCATGTTTTTACTGGTGTTCATTCATTGAACAATTGAATTATAAGGCTATTCTGAGTTGGCACGGATAATGCATTATAAATGGTTGAAGCTCAACAAACACTACCAGGGGAAAGGCAATGTTTAACCATATGGAGGACAGAACCATGTCAATCGCACTACAAACGATATTACTATTAGCAGTAGAGGCACTATTGATCTACTACTTACTACTAACCGATGACTAAAGGGAGACGAGAACTATGAACAAAAAACAAGAGATGTATGAAAGAATAGAGAAACACGGAAAGAACTTAAATCAGATATTTCACACTAGCCTTGACAATATTGCATTATGCAAGAAACTGAGGCATATGGAACGCAAGGCACACCAGCTGGCTACTGACTATTGTAACGAAGCCATGAACACCGAGAAGTGGACGGAAACAAGTGAGATCATACTTGAAAAAGTAGATAAGGTCCTACAATTCCGCAGGCAAAACATTCCAGTTTTTACTAACTCTGATTGCAGGGGATATACACTAAAAATCAAAAGCGAGTATATGGTTGACAAGGAACTTGAACTTTATCGGGATTGGGGAGGATATGGACTTATTGCACCTGATCTTACTAACTAAAACAGAAGATGGATTGGAGGGATCAAAAATGAACTTACAAAAAGTAAAAGGTAAACATGATGTGGTATGTTGTCAGTGTGGTCAGAGGAC